CTGTATCTGGACATATAGAACCACCGCCATAATTAGCAGTTGTATTTGCAGATGCAAAAGGGAGACCAGAAATACTTCCTTGTACTGTTCCACTACCACTAGCATATGAAACTTGCATGTACAATTTTACAGTTACAAGATTTCCTATTTTTGTATATATTCCATTTTGAGTTATATAACTAAAAGTATATCCTGTCGCTACTAAAGTTGGCGTCCAAGTTCCTGTCTCATAATCAGACATTGTGTTTGACAATGTTGTTCCAGTACCAGTAGTACTAGGATTAAATACAACCCCACCATTAGATACAGGTAAAACTATATTGCCACTTGAATTGACAAGGCTTGCTAAGTATTGTGCGTTAGACATTATCTAATCTCCTGTGCAATTATGGATATTGTTGCTCCCGCAGGATAACCAGGTAACGTACCAAATGCCATAGTGTTAGAACTTGATCCAGAAACACCGCAATATACTTGATATGTTGTGCTTGATGTTGTTGCAGGAGAATCTAAAATAATCATATTTGCAGGTCCTGCAATAATTTGATTTGCATTAATATATATGTTCGACAAACAAGCATCTGATTGAGAACCTGCTAGATTAGTAGAGCCTCTATAAATTGTTGCGTATGCACCTGTAGAAGTACCACTTGATGCGGTAACTGACATATTAGCCGCTACTTGAACAAGAATTTTACTTGTCGAAAATTGTGGTGTTATAGATACTGAAAATCCTGTTGCGGTAGGCGCATTATTTGAAGTTGTAAAATAATTGCTTGTAATATTTAATGAATTTTGTACAACTTGAATTACTGCACCAGTAGTCATGTTGCTTGGACTAACAGAAGCCGCAGTATTAGGTATAGCATTAAGCACAGAGCTAACCAAGAAGCTCTCTACAATTACCGTATCTCCAGATGCCGCTCCACTTGCCAGTACTACCGTTGTACCATTAGATGCCGTGTAGTCAGATGTAGGGGTTAGAAGTACACCGTTTCTGTATACGTTAATAAACCCAACTGTGTAGCTAGGAGGTGTAAAAGTTGTTTGTGATGCAGTTGCAGTAAAGCTTGTTACTGTTCTGTATGCAGTTGTTGTTACGTTGCTTGCAGGAATACCTAAGTATCTTGCAGAGATATTACCTGTTCCGACTGGCGGTGCAGAAGAGAAGGTTAGCGTTGTACCTGATACAGAGTATGTTGATGGGTCTTGTAAAACCCCAGATACTGCAACCAATACTGATGCGGTATTAGCAGGAGCCACAGACATTGTGAACGTAGTTCCTCCATTCCCAGAGAATTGATCTGTGAGAAAGGCAACTTGGTAAATGGGGTTTCCTATATACACGATGTGTCCTTAGAATGTTGCGGCATAAGTTACTGCAAAATATATCTGAAAACTTGAATTATTTAATTGAGAATAAAGCAAAGGTGCATAACCACCACTACTTGCCGCATAAAAAAGAATACTAGAAGATCCAGATCCAATATAAGAAGCGCTAACAGAGTTATTTGTGTAACGCATAAAAATTGATCCTAAACTTTCTACGTCTCCAGAAACAAAAGGTAATCCACCAATTGATACTGAAGAGCTAGAGCTTCTGTCAGAAAAGGTATCACAATATGCGCTAACAGTTACAAGTCTTCCAACTTTTGTATATCTTGGTCTTAACGCATTAAATGTGCCACTTGAAATGGTTGGGCTCCAAGTACCATATTCATAATCATTAAAAGTAGCGGCATTTTGTGCACTCGATTGAGTGAAGTTAATACCGCCACCGTTTGTGCTAAACGTCATATTCCCAACAACCGTGGGATTATTAAGCCCCGTTAAGGGACTAGCTAAACCTGTTGAGTCAATGACACTTAATGGCATATTATTGTCCTGGTTGTTTTTGTGCGGCTACTGCGGCTTGGTATGCGGCAATAACAGGTGTAGTCCATACTGCTGAACTGATTGCGGGTACAGGTGCAGGGTCTGTAGAAGCTCCTGCATCGCCAGGATGTCTCACCCAACGATTAAAGTTTCTAGCAATCTCAACACCATTGTCGGTGATTACTGTTGCTTGACGTACTTGAATAGTACCGTCTTCTAAAACTTCTACCTTATCGATTATTGTTGTGCTTGCTAATGTCATTTTTCTCTCCTGTTAAAAAATCTGTCCGACTAAGCCATCCGACCTAGTTATGATTTGTTCCTTAGAATGTTGCAACGTATGTTAAAGTGATGTGAAGTTGTGATGAAGAAGTTAAATAGCTTGCAATACTACTTCTTGTTCCATTTGCAAAATTCCAAATATAAAAACTATTAGATCCTGAATTTTCAACTGTAACCGCATAAGCACCAGTAGCAAGACTGTATGGCGCACAATTACCAGAACCTAAATAACCATAAGCACTATTTGTATTAAATGGAAGACTTAATGTTGTATTACCGCTTGGTGAAGATACACTTCCTAAAACAAAAAAAGCAGTAACAGTAACAAGATTTCCTATTTTTGTGTAACTTCCAGAATTTAAAGAATAGCTTACAGAACCACTTACACTAAAAGATAGTGTAGGCGTATAAACCCCTGTTTCATAATCGTTAAGTGTTGTAGAAGCACCAGTAATTACGCCACTATTGTTAAACGTAATACCTGCATTGCTTGCAAGAGCTAATGTTCCAACGCCTGTATCACCTGCTTTATTAATAGGTGTATATCCAAGGTTAGCTAATGCAACACCAGATTGCAATTGAGCACTACCTACAGTACCAGGGCTAGGAGCAATAACTTGAGTTATTAAACTTGTGTACTCAACCCAAATGTTGTTTGTACCTGTTGGAGGAGCAGAGCTAAAGGTAATTGTGTTACCAGATACTGTGTACGCTGACCCAGGGTTTTGAACCACGTTAGCAACACTCACAATCAATTGTGCAGTCGTAGCTACAGGACTCGGCAATGTAAATGCCGTTGTACTAGCGTTTCCGCTAAAGAACGCAACTTGAGGTGCGTATCCTTGGTTTTGAACGGTGTTGCCTATGTACATATTAGGTTATCTGTAAAACGGAAAGAATTGCATCCATAGAACTTGCAGTTCCAGATACGACTGTAAACGCATCGCCAGTATTCAACACTACCTTACCATCACCGCCAAACAATGCCAAAGAACCTCCTACAGGGATCGTAGCATTGTTAACAAGGTAGTAATTCACCGCAGATGCAGTTATGTATACGCTTGCAGTAATAGGGCTACTTGTCGTGTTTGACAATGTTAAACCTATTGCAGTTGTTTGAGTTGCAGATGCGGCAGTTACTAGCACTACAGGCGTAGTACCTACCGATTTAGATGTATAACGAGTAAAGAGGTTTGCCATGTTTTATCCTTGTTAGCCCAATGCTATGCTCATTGCGACTGCCGTTCCTGCGGGGTCTACCTGAAGTCCTGATTGTGCCGTTGCTACTGTTGTACCGCCTGTACCACCATTTGCCACAGACAAAGGTAGTGAAATAGCGGCAGTTGCTTTTGTTGCAATAACCTGTACAACTCCACTATTATCCTTGTAGAAGAGTTTACCATCAGTTATGTTTATTGCTAATTCTGAGCCGTTTGTGTCGTTCGTCAAGTTACCCGCAGATGGAGTATTCGTAGCAGTTGAACTGCTATATAGTTGAACTTTTGAGTATCCTGTTTGTGACATAGTTAACCTCTAGAAAGAGCCTCCACCGATTGTAGAACCATTTAACGAAACGCCTGTAATTGTTCCACCTGTGATTGCTACTGCATTAGCGTTTTGAAGAGCCATTGTTCCAAACGATGCGCCTGTTGAAAATGCAAACTCACCAGGAGTTGACCAAGTAAGTGAGCTCGTGTTTAAAGAACTAACAATCGCAATAGATACCCAAACATTTGATAAAGGGTTTACAGGAGGGTTTGCCAACCAACCAGTAGGAGCAGTACCCGTATTGGTCGTGAAGTTCCATGAGCCTCCTGTTGGCGTAGCAGGTTGTGTTGAGCCTACCTGATAAACATACCATTGAAAGTATGTTCCGCCATAATTAATTGAAGTACCGTAAAGTCCATTAGACTCTTCGTTGGTTAACCCATAAAAGCTATTGGTCATCATTAGAATGTTCCTCCGCCTATACCAACACCATTTATGCTACTAATTGTTGAGCCAAGGGCGTATGGCGTAGCACCAAAAGTTATTGAGCTATTTGCCAAATAAGTATTTGTTATTGGAGTTGCATTCCAAACGCCAGTTGTTACAGTACCCAAAGTTGTTAAGCTTGTAGAACCTGCAACAGGTGATGCGCCTAGATTGGTTAACGCTCCAGAAGCAGTCGTTGCGCCTGTACCACCGTAAAGAATGCCTACTGCATTGCCGTTCCAAGTTCCGTTGGTATAAGAACCTGCCCAACTAAGAGTATTGGTTGACCAAGCGGCATTAGAAGGGGGGAGATTGTGATAATCCCAAGTACCTGCGGCAATTGAGTTGCTTTGCAGAATTACCTCTATATAACCACCTG